TTATCGATTGGGCACAGCCACTTCGACGCGGCGCGGACGTTCGCCATCGCGGCCCGGAACGAGGACGACGACAACACAGACCGGCGCGCCGTTCTGGGTAGAAGGCGTGGCCTTGGCAAGTTGCCCGCCTTGTTTGGCGGCAACCTGTTCGCCCACGGCGGCACAGTCACCGGCCGCCGCAATCAGAAGATTGGAGGTCTGCGGCGCAGCAATCGGCATGGCGCCAGCATCGACAATGCCGCCGATGGGCAACAAGCCAAAACTCACCGCGAGAAGCGCGAAAACTTTGAGTGCAGAGTTCTTTTTCATCATGCCGCCTTGTATAGCGCACGACAGCTGAACGATGCATGAACAGGCTGTTCTCGCTATAGACCTTAAAGGATAACTTCCCTTTGCTATCACGCTTTGTGAAATTATGAAATGCGTGAAGTTGCCCTGATGCGACCGAATATCGTAACAATTCCAGCAATTGCAGCGGCTAGTTGCAGTAAAACATCCGTTAGCGCAACTTGATCGACAGCACTGTCCGCGACCCCGAAAGCCCCCGCCAGCCCTAGAATAATCGAGACTAGCCCCGCCCAGACAGTGCGGGAAAGATACCAGGCCTTGTCGTCTGTCATTTTGTTTCTCCAGGAAATTATAAGCCAGCCGCCAGATTGAGTACAGCCATATCACCGGCCCCGTTTTTTGTGCTGACCATCGCAACGCGCAGCTCAAACGCGCCGACACCCACGTCGGCGGTGCGAATCGCTTTGGCATAAGCCCACGTAGCCGAAGTGACCTGATCACGCCGCATGACGGCACCATTCTGCCAGACCTCGACCGTATAAAGCTCGCGCTCCTCGCCCAGCGGAATGTCTTCGCCGAGCCAGCTGTCAGCGTCGATCCGCCCACGCCGCGTCCAGCCGAAAGTGAGATCGCCATTGGCCGCACGGTCATATTTCAGATGAACCGGACTCAATGGCGTCAGTCCGCGCAGCCCACCGCTCTGTTGGACCGTGTCGAAATAAGCATCCGAGAAGGTCTTTCCCGCCGTTCCGACGCGCCAGTTAAGTTCAAGCCCCAGTTCGGACGCCGACAGGCCCACCCCACTCACCGCCGTATCGAGCAATATGAACGGTGTTTCGACCGGCTTGTCGGCGAGTGCTGCCGTTTCCGTGCCAAGCTGCCCGCGCAATAGCCGCGACAAACGCCAGCGATTGGTGCCGACTTCCTCCGCATCGAGAAACTGGAATATTTCCCAATCCCCACTTGGAGCCTGCAACAGCCCGGTATTGGCCCCGTTCAGAATCTGGGCCAACGGACGCGATTGCAACTCACCGGCATAGAGCGTGACCTCAACCGAGTGCCCTTCCTGCAAGCGCCCGCTCGGACCACCGGCAAGCGGCTCGGCCAGTTCGCCCATCACCGCGCGTTCCGTAATCCTCGCCCGCTCGGCAAAACCTTCGTCGGTCGGTGAGGCATACACCGCCACACCGCGCCATGGCTTGGCATGGGCTGCGATACGAAACTGCCCTGCGGGTTCCTCCGCCCCCGGCCAGAGCGGCAGATCGACCAAATGGAAAGCCGGCTTCGTGTCGATGGCCGGTCCGCCTGGTACTGCCTGTGGCGTCTCGCCCCGATCCGCAAAGACGATATTCGGTGCAAGCGCCGTCGTCTTGACGGAGCGCACCGAACCGTCATCAAGGCTGGTTATGACATAGTCACGCGTACCACCCAGCATATCGAGGCGCAGCCGGTCTCCAACATGAAGCGCCGCCGCAGACCACGGCAGCGAAAAGGATGCCGTTCGCCGCTCGGCATAGCGGCGCGCCATCCATGTTTCGGCCAGTGCCGCCGCCTGTCCTTGTTCCATTGCCCCTGACAGGCTGATGCTCTCGCTGCCTTGCCCCTCGTCCCGTCGCACCGCCGCGCCGACAACCTGAAAATCCCGCAGCGGATCGCTGCAGTAGAACTCGACCGTCGCGGGCAATGTGCCCTGATCTTCCAGTTCGGCCGTGAATGGATCTCCTTCATCCGGCTGCACCAGCAGGTCACTGATCGCAACGGCTGACGACACCCGCGCTATGCTCCTGAACACGAACTGACCTGCCTGCTCAAAGCCATGCACGCCAAAGACATTCAGAAGCGGCTCCAGCACGCCGCGCGCAGTCGATGATTCGGAAACCGTGAAACCGGCGAGATAGCCATCCGCGCCGGAACAATCGGCCTGCGGCAGACCGAAATCAGCAAGGATCGCCGCTATCAGCTCGTCCAGTGCGACGCCGCTCAGACGCCCGTTCAGCCAGTGACCAAGACGCCAGTTGGCGGTATCGCCCCAAATACTGCTGCCAAGCGGGAACTCCGGAAATGGTCGCGTGTCCCACGCCCAGAGATAGATGCGGTCCATATCCAGCATTGGCCCGCCATAGACCGGCGACACAATATTCGCCGTTGGCCAATGCTGGTAATGGGCCCGCAGAAACCGCTCCATGGCGGCATCGGAGCGCGATCCATTCGAGAAATAGGGCGTGGCATTTTCCGACGACTTCGGATCTGGAAAGACATTCGGCTGGTTCGGCCCCTTGTCCACCGCCGGGCAGCCAAGCTCTGTAAACCAGATGGGTTTCGACTGCGGCACCCAGCCGGTCGGGCTTGCCGCTTCAACCCCGTCGATACGGTTGAAATGCGGATTGCTCCACCAGGCGCGGATATCCTTGTAGCGATAGACCCACGGTTTCCCCGCCAGCCCGTCGGTGATCGGCGTACGCTGTCGGGCGTTACGATTGCTGTCACTGGCATAATACCAGTCATAGCCTTCGCCCGCTTCGATCTGGCTCGTCAGCCCGGCGAAATCATACGGCCCGTCGAAACCGTCCGGGTTGCTTCCGTCGAGGTCGCCATCGCGCCAGTCGGCAAGCGGCATATAATTATCGATGCCAATGGCGTTGATGGCCGGGTGCGACCAGAGCGGATCGAGATTGAAGAACAGGTCGCCGGTCCCGTCCTGCGCCTGATAGCCGAAATATTCCGTCCAGTCCGCGCCATAGGTTATGTGGCACGCGCTGCCCAACCGCTCGCGCATTTCGGCAGCAAGCGAACAAAGGCTCGTCACAAACGGAAAGCTCGTCCGCCCATTGCGAATGCTGGTGAGGCCACGCAATTCCGAGCCAATCAGGAACGTATCAACACCGCCCGCCTGCACTGCCAGATCGGCGCAATGGCGCAGGAAACGGCGATAGCCCCATTCACCTTCGACGAAAGCCGTTACCTGATCCGCCGCCTCTGACGTCTTGTCGGGCGTGCCGACGAAACCGATTGCGGGGTGACAGGTAATGCGTCCGCGCCACGGATAGACCGGCTGCCCGACGCCGTCATAAGGCGATGGCAGCGTGTTGCCTGCCGGAATATCCATCATGATGAACGGATAGAGCGTCACGCTCAGGCCACGCGCTTTGGCATCGAGAATCGCCGCGACGACGCTTTCGTCGGATGGCGTGCCGCCATAGGCCGAGCCGCTGCCATTGGTCGAAATCAGATGCGCAGCTGATCGCGCAACATTTTCCACTTTCCAGATATGGCTTGGCTTGCGCACCGAAAGTTCGGTTACGCCGGGGCGGATATGACAAAATCCCGCCCGCAAATCGTCCCCGAACCATGGCACCACAATTGCGACATGGCGCAGACCGGGACAAAGCGCCTGCAATTCGTCCAGCGCGGCCGTCCAGTCGCTGCGCGCGCGCAGCGCATTGCGGTTCAGCGACCGCGTGGTTCCCGCTGTCGGCTCGTCGGTAACGGGATCTGGCATCAGCCCGAATTCCGTTGAGCCGGGAATGAGCGCCACGGCACGCAGGTCTTGCGCCACCTTGCCCACCGGGCGCACCACTTCGAACTCGAATTGCGGCAGCCGGTTGCCATAGTCGTCGAGAGGGATGCGCTCAAACACGACATAGGCCGTGCCGCGATAGGCGGGCGCATTGCCAGTGCCCTGCTTGGCCTCGATCAAAGGATCGGGCTGCTGCGCAGCATCGCCGCGATAGACACGCATCTCAATTTCGGTGAGATCGAGTTCCTGCCCATCGGCCCAGACCCGACGAATGAACGCGATCTCACCCTCGGCCACCGCATAAGCGGCATTGCCGAAATAGCTGTAACTCGTGACCTTCGCCCCGCCCTTGCCGCCCTGCCGTTCCGTGGTTGCGCTTTCCTCAAAACGGGTCGCCCAGATCAACGTGCCGGAAACGCGGGCCGTACCATAAATGAAGGGCAGGCTGGCACCTTCCTCCGCTGTCACGACGCGACCGCTGGAGAGCCTCGCGCCTTCGCTGTGGCGGGTGGAATTGATCAGCGCCGTGTCGATGCTATAGCCAGCCATAGCGCCAAGGCCCGCACCGAGAGCAGCGCCAACCGGTCCGAATATGCCGCCAATGGCAGCACCGGCGGCTTGCAGAACGATTGTCGCCATGGGTCAGTCTGTCCTTTCGGGGAAAATGAAAATACCAGCGATGCGTCTGCGCCATTGCGGCACCACCGCCGAGGCCAGAACGCCGTGTCCCTCATAGGCATGGATGAAGCGGTTCTCACGGCTCATGATGCCAAGATGTTTCGCCGCCACATCGGCCCGCCAGCGGAAGACAATAAGGTCGCCCGGCAGTGCCTCGCCAGTTTCGCGGCGGGCCATGTGCCGGGATGCGGCATCAAGCAGCCGATCTCCCGCCGTAACCTCGCCCCAGTCCGGCGCATAGGCGCCCGGATCTTCCGGTTCACCGCCATAGAGCGCCCGCCATATGCCGCGCACCAGACCGAGACAGTCGCAGCTCACGCCAAGCGTCGATGCGCCGTGTCGGTAGGGCGTACCGAGCCAGCGTTCGGCCTCAATGAGAACACGTTCCGCCATCGTCATTGAACCAACGCGCTCCCGTCATATTCCTGATCACCATTAACGTAAGTGTAAGCGGCATCATTGCCCGGCAGGTGCGGGAAGCCACGAAAATTGACGCCATTGGCAAACTTTGCCTTGCAGCTTGCAAAGCTCTTGTCGCAGCCTGCGACCACGCGAAACGCATCGCCTGCCGCAACCGGCAGAACCGACGGTTCGCTGAGGCGCAATGTGGTGCCGCTATGATCCAGCACGCGTATTTTCGCGCCCACATTGCTGCCGCTCGTCCAGGTGATATAACCGTTCGCAAACCAGCCCGATGTAAAACCATCAAGGCCAGTCGCCGTCAGTTCCGTGCGGTCTGCCGTGACCACCACGCCGTCCGCAAAATAGAGCGGGTCGTCAAGGTTCACGCCGCAACGCCCATCTCCCAGACTTGCATCGCAAAGGCGCATGATCCGCCTGCCGCGCACCGCGTCGAACAGGGCGGCAACGCCTTTCAGCTCCATGACAAAACTTGTGCCCGAACAGCTGATCTTTGCTGCCGTCCAGCGGCGCAACAGCATGAACTGATCGGGCGCAGACCAGTTCACCAGATAGACCTCGATGGCCGCCCCGTCATAGCGTCCGTTTTCGATATCCGTATCGCTGATTTTGACGGATGACAGCGCGCCTTCAACCTCACCGCCTGCGATGGAAAGGCCAAGCGTGGTCGAGGCTTCGGAACTGTTCATTCCGGCCTGCGGTTCACAGGCAACGCCATTGATTGTGAGCGTGCGATCATGATCAGTGAAACCCTGAACCAAGCCGTCCTGACGGCGGATAATCCAGGCGAAGCAATGGGTTGTCACCTCGCCTTGCAAATGTGATTCAAGCGCTGCCGGAACAGGGATCATGACTTCACCTCGATGATCGGAATTGAAGGAATTTCGCCGGCGCGAAACGAGGCAATGCTGGCCGTCAGGCGGTCTGTATCGAAGCGCACTGCCACATCGAACAGGAAGCCAGCCGTCACCACCGCACCGACACCCGGCACATAGCTCGGTGAAAATGTGATCTGCCCCGTTGCAAGATCGACAGTGAAGGCCTCGCCTTCCTGCATATGCGCGCCATTGACCCCGACTGTCACCGAACCGGCGACTGGGCGCGTCACAGGCCGGTCATAGGTCTCGTAGCTTTTGATCAGCTGGAAGCCCGTCGTCGCGCCGTCGCCGACGCCCAATTTCTGATCGAGATAGGTCGGCGGAATGTTGCCCGGCGCTGACGAATAGTCGAAAGGATCGCGGAACCGGAAAGCATAAAGCGACCCGCGCCGCGCCTCGAAAAAGGCCAGCACGGATTTCAGATCGTCGAGCGAGCGCAGACCCGTGCCGACATCGAAATGACGGCGCGAGTGCGCCCAGCGCGCATTGCGCTTTTCCAAGCCGGAGGTGAGCGCGACAATCTCGTTGCGCCATTCCGGCCCGCCCGTCGCCCCGAAGGAAACGCCGAGCGGAAAGCGCACATCATGGAAAGCGTCCGTCATGCTCACAATCTCCGTGCGCCACGGCGCACTGCACCCGCCAGCATGGTCGAAAGCTGCGCTTCGGATTTTCTGAACGACGACGCATCCGGCGATGTCATGTTGAACACGACCTGCACCGGACTGCTGCCGCCGCCCGTCGCCACACCGAGACGGCCATCAGCCCCACGCGCCAGCGGCAGAATTGCTTCTGCGCCCGCTTCGCCGGTAAGGCCGAGCGAACCGGACCCCATGCCGAAATAGGTCGGGCTCGACACGACCCCGCCCTTGGCAAAAGGCATGATCGAACTGATGCCACTCGTCAGCCCGCCAATTGCCGATGAGGCGAGGCTTTGCAGCGGTTGCAAGCCCGCTGACAGGGCCGAACCGGCCAGACTGGTCGCGAGGCTACGCAACACATCCTCCAACCCCTGCCCGGAAGTAATCGCCCCCTTGAGCGCCGAAGTCAGGCTTCGACCGAAGCTCGACGAGCGCTTTTCGAGATCGGTCAAGGCGCGGTCGAACGCGCTTGTATCCGCATCAACGGATACGGTTACGGTTTCGTCAGTCATGAGATTACCTGTTGAAATTACCCGTCCGGGAAAGTGCGCATCAGCGCATCGAGAACATGGCGCGAGGGCGCATCGCGCTGAGGCGTCATGGGCCCGAGAGCTGCCGCCAGCTCACGCGGGGTCATGGACCAGAAAGCCTGTGAGGAAAGCCGCAGCAAACCGAAACCCGCCCGCATGACGTCATCCCATGGGAAAGGCTTCGGCGAAGATTCCGATTCAACTGCGGCTCTCAAGGGTTTGGCGGAGAATCGCTTTCCAGCTTTTCAGATGTGCCGAATGTGGCGGTCAAAAGCGCCGCGACAACGCTGGCGAAACCGGCTGCACCGCCTTCGGCGCGCATATCGGCGACATCTTCTTCGCTTACGACATGGCCACCACCACGCAGGCCTGCGCAAAGAATACGCAACATATCGCGGGCCGACAGCCGCCCTGTCGAAAACCGCGCAATCAGTTCTGAAAGATTATCCGCTTCGAAAGCTGTTTCCAGCTCGGCAAGCGCGCCCAAAGTGAGACAGAGAATCCAGTCGCGACCATTGAGCTTTGCGGCGACTTCGCCGCGATGGCGGTTGGCCATCATAGGGCGGCACCGAAGGCCATATAGCCCGCCGATTCCAGTGCAATCTCGAAGGTCATTTCGGCATCGTGATCGCCGCCATATTCAAGCGCCGTGATCTGAAACGGGCCGCTGACCGCGCCGAAATCCGGCAGCACAATTTGCCAGTCAACGATTTCGCCATCGAAAAACAGGTCACGCACCAATGCGTCCGATCCGGCATCCTTGAAAATGCCCGAACCGCTGACCGAAACGCGCTGAACCCCACTGCCCGCCAGAAGCTGACGCCAACGCCCGGTGGAATCCGCATCGGTCACATCGACGGTTTCCGCATTGAAGGCGATGCGCTTGGTGCGCAGACCCGCGCATGTTTCAAAGCCGCCGTCGCTGCGCGCCGTCTTGAGCAAGATATCCTTGCCTCTTTGAGCCGCCATTCATTTCTCCTGGATGAGAGCACATCCCGAAAAGTGTGAAACGGTTTTCGGAGAAGATGTGCGTAAAAACAGATGGATAGAGCGCCGATCTGATTCAATCAGATCGAAACGCGCTCTATATTCAGAGGTTCCGTCACTGCGCGATAGCGCATCGTGCCGAGATAGCTGCCGAGACCGTCCGTATTGCGGGCGATCACTTCGGTCAGCATGAGATTGACGAGATGATGCCCGTCCACCGTGACCGGCGGTCCCTCGTCGAGGCGGCTTGCGATCTTCGCAGCGATGTCCAGAACACGCTTACGCCCGCTTTCCTTCGCCCATATCTGAATGTTGACGAAATGTTCGTCGCCCTTTTCGCTGGCCGTGCTCCAGTCGCGGCTGGATGTCTCGCCAAGCGTCACATAGGGAAAGGGTGTTTTCGGCGGCACATGATCGTAGATCCGTTCGCCCCCGAGTGTTTCTTTCAATCCGTCGTCGTCTTTCAGGGCGTCAAAGAGCGCCCTCTGTAATGCTGCCGCTCCAAGTTCCATCCGGGCCCCCGCTGGAAGTTACCGTTCCGGTATTCGATATCGTCTCCGTGCCAGCGCTGCGCGCTTGCGCCTGTCTGTCAAAAATCAGGTCATCGCTGACAGCCATGGCCTTCCAGCGCAGCGCCCGCACCAGACCGTCTGCCGTCAGTTTCATGGCAATGTTCATCGCCCCTCCTCGACCGCCAGGCAGACGAGATAGCGCCCGGTCTCGTCGGGATCGTGCACCGCACTGAGCCGGAACAGACGTGCGCCCTTGCGCAGCCGCATGGCGGTTGAAATATCGTCGCAAAACCGCAGCAGGATGCGGTGTGTCACCTGCGGTTGCGGTCGTGTGCCGAAATCGCGCTGCGCGGCGGAAACGGGTTCAATCCGCCCCCAGACCGTCGCGATTTCCACCCATGTTTCAGCATAGCCACCCATACCGTCGGCCACCGGCTGCAACATTTCCAGAGCCAGCTCGGCAGTGAGCTGGCCCGGATCGATGAAGAGCACATTGTTCATAGAGAAATCCGTCGCCAGCCATCGACCATCTGATTGACCATTGGCGGGAAGGACACCACCGCAGAACCAGCATCGACGCCTGCGCGCGATTCATAAAGATGGGCGACGAGGCTCAATATGGCCTGCTTCAGCACCTCGGGCACCAGATCGGCGGTAGCGCCAAAGCCCGCCACGAAATCCACCTCGATGCCATTGAAGGTTGGGGCGTCAGGATAAGGCGCCATGTAGAGGCGCTGCGGACGACGCCCAAGCTGCAGCTCGAACTCCTCCGGCGCAAAGCTGATCGCCGTGCCGTCGGCGCGATAGGCGACCACTTCGGTCACGGCTGAAACCGGATATTTGAACAGCGCCAGACGGCCCGAGCGCGGCCAGCGATCCACGCGCAACCGCCATGTCTGGTCAATCAGCGCGAGGCCGGTTTCTGCTTCCACCAGTTCACGCGCCGTCTTGATCAGGCGCTCCAGAATGGTGTCTTCGCTTTGTGTCGAGATACGCAAAAATGTGCGTGCGTCTTCGATCGTCACCGGCTCGACTGCCGGCGGCGTGACAAGAAACATTGTCATGAAATTTCCCCTAAACGATAACTTTCAAATCAGTCAGTTACACATAACGCCCTCTACAAGTTTCACCTCTCGCGAGCGCAAAACCACCTGCCAAAACCGGCAGTGGGGCTTCAAAAGACCTGCAAACAATGCCAGTGGGTCTGATACTTAAGCTGCGAATGTCAGCAGCTTGATTGCGTCGAAATCCTGGATGCCACCCCCGACTCGCTTGGTGGTGTAGAACAGGACATAGGGTTTTGCGGAATATGGATCACGCAACACGCGCACACCGATTCGGTCGACAACCAGATAACCGCGTCCAAAATCACCAAACGCTATAGCCGGAACATCGGCCGCAATGTCGGGCATATGCTCGGCCTCGACCAGACCGAAGCCCATCAGCGACGCCTTTTCACCAATGGCCGATGGCGGCTGCCAGAGATAGTTGCCGTCCTTGTCCTTCAGCTTGCGCAAAACGCTCTGCGTCTTGCGGTTCATCACGAAATTGGCGTTCTGACGATAGCCCGCCTTCAGCGCATAGATAAGCTCGATCAGCTTGTCGGACGGATCGGTCGCTGGCAGCGCGCCATCGACGCCGGTGGCGATATGGCCGAGCTTGCCCCACTCCCAGGCGCTTTCTGCCACGCTGTCATAATTCAGAAAACCGCGTGGCTTGTTGACACCATCGCCATTGACGAAGGCAGCGCCTTCCTGCTCGGCGAAGGCGGTTTCCACCTCCTCGGCAATCCACTGTTCGACATTGATCGCCGCATCGTCGAGCAGCGCACCCGTTGCCGCCGGCATGGCGTAGATTTCCATAGTCGGAAACTGCAATTCGGCAAGCTTCGCCGATGCCGTCTGCGGGCGAGCATCCGTTTCGCCAACCCAACCCGTAGCCGGACCGGTGATGGAGAACGGCTTTTTCAGTACAGCGCCAGAGACCTGACGCACGCCGGAAATGCCGCGGATCGGCGACAGCACGGCCAGCCTGCGACCGATTTCGGTTTCAAGTTCGGCAGGCACCAGATAGCCGCCATCCGGACCCGAAGCATAGGAATGCGCCTTCTGCTCGATGCCGCGCAGCGTCTGCTCATCTCCGCGCCGCACATAACCGTCAAAGGCCTGCTTGTGTTCGACATTGCCAATCACCGCAGCGCCGCCCAACTGCGGACGCGACTGCCGCGACACGTAACTATCGAGCGCGTGCTTCTGCTCATCAAGGACGCGATTGATACGCTCGACCTTTTCGGTCAGAAGCACGTCCACGCCCGCATGTTTCTCGACCTTCTTCAGCCGCTCGTCATTGGCATCGCGGAAGGCCGAAAACGCCGTCATGAATTCTTCAAAAGCCTCGCCAACATCGCCATTCTGAAGCGGGTTCGAGACAAGCGATTCGTTTCCACGCTTTTGGTTTCAAGCGGGATGGCATGATTATTTTCCATGGAGTTCCTGTTTAATTGAAGATTGTTTTGGCGGCATCGCGCATACGCTGCGCAAGACCGGCTTCCTCGTGCCGGATGGCGTCCCGCCCTATCCGGTTGTCGCCGAGCGCCGCATAGCCTTTGGCTATGACGGTTCGTGCGCTCGCACGGCTCAGCCCCGCATCCCGCGTGAGCCAGCGTTCAAATTCCCTGATGCTCGGCAAATCCGATTTGACCTGACCGATGCGCGCCTGCGGCAGCATCGGAAAGGTTACCACCGAGATTTCCCAAAGATCGGCTTCCAGAATATGGCGCAGACCGGTACGCCCATCCTTGCGCGCCTTCACCGTGCGAAAGCCGATGGACAGTCCGTCGATCCCGCCGGAGCGCAGCAGATCGAGCGCCTCGCGGGCCCGCGCCACGCCCTTGGCGAGCCTGCCTTCGACATAGAGCCCGCGCGCGTCTTCCCGTATCTGCGTCCAGACACCGATTGGCTCCGCCGCATCATGCTGCCACAACATGCGAATGCCCGATGTGCCGCGTTCCCGCAGAGCACGGCTGAAAGCGCCGCGCTCAATCACGTCGCTTCCCAGATCAGCCAGTCCGAAAATGCTGGCATAGCCGGAAAAGCTGCCGTCGATTTCGACATCTTCCAGCGCCAGCGAAGCGCGCTTGGTTTCGAGCTTCAGATCAGGCTTCGCCATCGGTACTCCTTTCAGCGGGAAGAATGCCCGGCAGGGCGGCATGTTTGAGCCTTTCGCTGAAACGCTTGAACACGCCCAGCGCCGACCATGCCGCAAGGCTTGCCGATGCCGACCCCATCAGCATCAATTCGGCCCGCCCGAGTGCGACGTCGAGCGCCAGTGCTTCCGCAATCTTGACGCCTGCCGCACCGCCGAAAACCATGCCGCAGATAATGCCGACAGCGAAGCGGACCGCCGCCTCGCGCCTGCCATGCGGCAGCATATAGGCAAGCGACACCGCCGAGCCTGCAACCGCACCCGCCACCTTGGCGAACCAAAGCCAGGCGGCGTCAGATGCAAAAACCGTGTCGTTCAGATTGCTCATAACGACCTCCTGCTTTTTGTTTGAGGCTGATAGCCGACGGCTTCGCGCTTCTCGTCGTCGTTGAGGAAAGGCGCGTCGGACACGCGCCGCCACAACGCCTCACGCTCGGCGGAAAGTCCTTCGATGCGGTCGGCATCGTAGTCGAGGCGCAAATTCTCGCCGAAAAGCGGCCCCAGCCAATGGCTGAACGCCTTGGCCATGCGCCCAATCAAAGGCAGCACGGTCAGCCGGTAGAACGCCCGGTTCGCCTCGGCATAATTGGCATAGGTATTGTCGCCGGGAATGCCGAGCAGCATGGGCGGTACACCGAAAGCCAGCGCAATGTCGCGGGCTGCGCCATTCTTGGCTTCGATGAAATCCATATCCTGCGGGCTGTAACCCATCGCCTTCCAGTCGAGCCCGACTTCCAGAAGCAGCGGACGCCCGGCGCCCGACGCGCCTGTATAGCCCTCTTCCAGTTCGGCCTTCAGCCGTTCGAACTGTTCCTCGGTCAGATTGCCGCCGTCCTTCGGCGCATAGACCAGCGCACCTGACGGCCGCGCCGAATTGTCGAGCAGGGCCTTGTTCCACGCGCCCGCCGCATTATGCGTGTCGAGCGCCATCAAGGCGGCCTCAAGCGGCGCGAAACCATAGATATCATCGAGCGGATGAAACAGTTTCAGGTGCAGTCCCGCAGCCGTTTCCGTTCCGAGCGCAATGCGCCGTATCGTCGAGCCGGAACGATAGACCAGCGCCTGCGGCCAGCCATTGGCATCCGTTTCGACGCTGACCCGTTCCGGCTTCAGCAGATGCAGTTCAATCCGCCCGCTCGGCAGATCGACGCGTTCCACATAGGCATTGCCGGAAATCAGTAAATGGCCATAGAGCCTTTCCAGAAAGCTTGCCCCGTCCATGCCCGACTGCGGTGATGCGATCAGCTCCAAAAGCGGATGCGCGTCATGCTCCATCACGCCCTCATAGAGCAGCCAAGGAATGCTGCTGGCCGCATCGGCAATCAGGCGCACGCAGCGATGTGCCACCGGATTGCGCATGAAGCCCTCGCGGGCAAGCGTGGTGTAATCCCGCGCAATCCACGACGCATTGCGTTCGACATGCAGAGCGACAAAACCGTTTGCCATTTTCCGCTCGTGTCCCGTATTCACAGGTGCAGGCAGACGCAACGCAGTTTCGCGCCCCGGCCTTTTCCAAGCCCAGTTCCAAGCCATAAAGCGGCCTCTCCAATTGTTCTAAGATTTAGCCAAACCGCCGGATGCGAGGCTTCATATCCGTGCCCAGCATCAGCTCGCCCAAAGCCCAGACCATCGCGTCAAGACGATCCGGTGAGCGACCGCTGGAAAGCCCTTCCGGCGCGAAATCGCACATCTCGTCTTCCAGCGCCTGAAACCGGCCCGCATGACGCACCCGGCCCTGCTCGTACAAAGCGGCGACAGGTTCGGCACGTAGCCACTTGCCCCGTGTTGCGTGGCGTTTCAGCACCGGCACGGAAGGGTCTTCCGCGGCCAGCACCGCAGCCACCATCTCGCCACCCTGATTAACCTCGGCGACAATCGTGTCGGCCTCCAGACGGTGGTAAAGCGCGATGGCCTTGCGCGCCCATTGATGCGGCTTGGCCATCGACATGCTGTCATCGACAAGCACATGTCCGATCCCCTCCGCATCGATACCTGCCGCGACAATGCCGCAGGCGTCCGACGCCTTGCCCGACGAGGCCGGCGGGTCGACCGCGACAACAATGCGGACCAATGGCGGCGCGCGTTCCTCGAAACCGCGCTCGATCAGATCACGTGACCATAGCGCACCGGGGCGCTCCTCGATCAGTTCGCCGTCGAGTTCCTGTCGTCCAAGGCGTGTGCCCGCATAGCGCCGGTTGATGGTCGCTATGAAACCATCGGCCAGATTGGCGGCGTTTTCATCAGTGCGCATATGCGTCATCGAAACACCGTCATCCGCCATCAGTGTTTTCAACAAGGGCACCGCGCGCGGTGTCGTCGTGACCACCTGCCGTGGCGACGTCCCCAGACGCAGACCAAATTGCAGCATGTCCCAGGTTTCCTGCGGATGCTTCCATTTCGCCAGCTCATCACACCATGCGGCGGCAAATTGCGGCCCGCGCAAACTGTCCGGGTCTTCCGAAGAGAACAGCGTCGCCGTCGCGCCATTGTCCCAGATCAGGCGGCGGCGTGTCGCCTCGTAGCGCGGGCGGCTGAGCCGCGATACCGATAAAATCCCCGATGGCCCATCGACCATAACCTCCCGCGCATCGTTGAATGTTTCACCGACCAGCGCGATATGACCGCATGGCTTCTGGCCGAAAGGCGGCAAGCCGAGCGCCATGCCCGACACCCATTCCGCGCCCGCACGCGTCTTGCCGGAACCACGCCCGCCAAGAATAAGCCAGACCCGCCAATCACCGGCGGGCGGCAATTGCGCGTCACGCGCCCGGAGCAGCCACTCCTCTCCCGCCGCCATCACCTGCATTCGCGTCAAGCCCGCGCCCCAGGATTTCCCTTGCGCGCCTTTTTGCAAGTTCCTCAATTCTCCTGTCTATCCGTAGTAAAGCCTGCCGCGCCTCGTTGACGCTGACCGTGGAGCTTTCCTCCGAACGCGCCGGGGCGGTTGCTTCAGCAGAGAGTTCACCCACGGTCTTCACGGCCCTCGCCAGCGCCATCAAGGCTTCGGCCTTGCCCTTGTCCGGCAGTTCTTCTGCATCGAGCAACCGTTTCAATTCCGTCTGCAAACGTTCCAGCGCCGGATCGGCTTTCACCTGCGGTTTGAGCGCCGCGCCTGACGGTGTGACCAGCTGTAACCGGCGCAGCCGCACCAGATAATTATCCAGCGAATAACCCAGCACCTCGGCCATTTCAGCACTGTCGATGCCATGGGTCGTCTGCAAACCATACGCAAACCGGATACGCGCCTCGCTGCGCGCCTGTCTTGTTGTGATGTCCAACTGCGGCACCTGCGCTTGGAGCGCGTTTCGATCTGATTGGATCAGATCGGTGCTCCAATCCTTTGTCTTATCGCGCAT